CCCACCATCCATTTACTCTTCCACAGGAAGAAACAGCTCACGAATTAGAAGGTGATTTGGCTAAGGTTCGTGCCATTGCTTACGATATCGTCTTGAACGGTTATGAGCTTGGTGGTGGTAGCCTTCGTATCAACCAAAAAGATCTTCAAGAACGTATGTTCAAGGCTCTTGGTTTCTCAGCCGAAGAAGCAAATGACCAGTTTGGCTTCCTTCTTGAAGCTATGGACTATGGTTTCCCACCACACGGTGGTTTGGCTCTTGGGCTTGACCGTTTTGTCATGTTGCTTGCAGGAGAAGAAAATATCCGTGAAGTTATTGCCTTCCCTAAGAACAACAAGGCAACTGACCCAATGACACAAGCTCCTTCAACAGTAGCTCTCAAACAACTAGAGGAACTCAGCTTACAAGTAGAAGAAGATGAAACAAGCAAAACGAATTAAGCGGTGGCGCTATTATCTGCGCCGCTTTGCTTATCAGATAAAAATTTTACGTGTATTACAAAGCATCTCTCGGGAAAAATATGATGAGAAAATTTCGGCCTCTCTGGTCTATGGTTTTCTATCAGCAGTAGCGGTCAATTTCTTTTTCCAACCAGGGCATGTGTATTCGAGTGGTGCAACAGGTCTGGCACAGATTATCTCTGCCTTGAGTAATCACTGGTTTGGTTTTCATATTCCAATTTCCCTGACCTTCTACGCTATTAATTTTCCGTTGATGGTCTTGGCCTGGTATCAGATTGGGCATAAGTTCACTATTTTTACCTTTATCACGGTATCCATGAGTTCCTTCTTTATCCAGTTTGTCCCTGTGGCAACCTTGACGGAGGATCCCATCATCAATGCCCTTTTTGGGGGTGTCGTCATGGGCTTGGGTATTGGTTTTGCTCTTCGAAACAATATCTCCAGTGGTGGAACGGATATTGTCAGTCTGACCATTCGTAAGAAAACAGGTAAGAATGTCGGCAGTATTTCTTTCTTGGTAAATGGGACCATCATGCTGATAGCAGGTTTGACCTTTGGTTGGAAATACGCCCTCTACTCTATGATTACCATCTTTGTCTCTAGCCGTGTGACAGATGCGGTCTTTACCAAGCAAAAACGGATGCAGGCCATGATTGTGACCAATCATCCAGAGAAAGTAATTGAGAAAATCCATAAAAAATTGCACCGCGGAGCAACCATGATCCACGATGCAGAAGGAACCTATAATCACGAAAGAAAGGCAGTTTTAATCACTGTCATTACCCGTGCAGAGTTTAATGAATTTAAACAGATTATGAAACAGGTGGATCCAAGCGCCTTTGTCTCTGTCTCGGAGAATGTTCATATTTTGGGACGGTTCGTTGAAACAGATAATTAGTAACTAAAAAAACCAGCGTGAGCTGGTTTTTATTTTTCGATAATTTTGTGGGCGATTAACTGACGGTAACAAATTTGTTTATTGCTTTTAGCATCGTTGATAATCTGGAGGATAGTTTCAAGAGAAACACGACCAAGTTCTAGGCTATTGATATCAACATAGGCTGCCAAGTTGAGCTTGGGATTGACTGAGTCAAAGCTGAGAACAGGGACATTCAGTTGGTGCTTAGCGATATAGTCACAGACCCCTTCGGCTAGGAGGCTATCGGTTGTGATGATAGCATCGATTTGTGGGTCATGCTGAAAGAGGAGTTTACTAAATTGATACCCTTTTTCTTCTAGAAATTCATTTGCAAAGTAGGTCAGATTGTCATCAAGAGACAGTTTGTATTGCTTGAGGGCTGACTCATAGCCTGTTAAACGGTCTTGCGTTACGAAGAGTCGCTTAGTCCCTCCAATGAAGGCAATTCGTTTGCAACCTTTTTTGATGAAATATTCGGTTGCATCAAAACCAGCTTGGACATTGTCGTTGTCAACAAGAGGGATAAAGGGTGAAATGGATTTTCCTAGGATGAGGAAGGGAAACTGCTCATCAGCGACCAGTTTGACCAAGGGATCTTCCTCTTCGGCATAAAGGAAAATTAAACCATCCACACGTTTGCCGTAAACCATCTGTGAAATAGCTTTAAGGCGTTCTTTTTCATCTTTACCTGTTGCAATCTGAATAGCATAGTGGTTTTCAGAAGCAACTTGGGCGATACCACGGAGGACAGATGGGAAGAAAGGATTTTGATAGAAGGCGTCTGAGTCGTCAGGAAGGACCAAGCCAATAACTTGGGTATAGCTACTTACCAAGCTACGAGCGTTGAGGTTGGGGTGGTAATTAAGCTCCTTCATAGCTTTGCGAACGCGTTTTTTTGTTTCGTCGCTAATGGTTGATTTATTTTGAATAACACGGGTTACGGTTGAAGGTGAAACACCAGCAGCCTTGGCCACATCTTTAATCGTAACGGGCATAAAAATCTCCTATTTATGATAATCTGGATCACGGAAATGCGTTTTATAAAAAATAGTGACCAGATATAGAACAAAAAGAATGTTTTGTACAGTAATGAGGGTTGTCATATTTTGGCCAAATAATCCCAAAATAAGCGTAATCAGAGTTGGTAATCCTAAACAGTTCAAGATAAAATGGTAGCACTCTTTAAAGGTTCTAAATGAAAAGAGGCGTGATTTCTTAGTGATATAAAGGAGAAGACTCGCTCCTAGAGAGACGATAAAGAAATTCAAACCAAAGAGGAAGCTCGCACCGAGAACTAGAAAGAGACTGATATAGACACGATTCTGCTGGTACCAGTCTTTAGAAATGGCTTGGGTCAAGCTGTCTTTACTTTTGAAACTCTCAGTCTGAATGGCTTGGTAAGAGATGCGGGTCAGTTCCTTCCCTTCATTGCTGATGACCAGTTCTTTTGTATCGAAATGCAGTTGCAAGTCTTTAGGTAATTCCTTGCTTTGACTTGGACCGATCACAATAGAAGGCGTTTGACTAGCTGTTCCAGTATAAGTTAATTTGCCATCAATAATTGTAGCGTGTTCAGAGAGAGCCTGGACAACCTCATCTGTCAATGGTTCATAGACATTATCGATAAAGGTTTCTAGCGGATAAGTATCCTGTGAGCTATTTTGGATGGCAATAGGTACCATAGACAAGCTGATAAGGAAGATACTGGTAAAGAGAAGCTGAAACCAGTTGAGTCCGAAACGTTTGGACAGGGGCCTACGAAATCCCCAAATACTTGAAAAATATGAAAATGGATATGGAAGCATTTGTATCTTTCTAAAAGGTGTTTTCTATATGAGTATTATTATATAGAGAAATGTGCTTTATTTCAAGTCTAGGAGACAAATTGCTTGATACAATGATATTATTTACAGTAGCAATCGCTAATACTCAATGAAAATCAAAGAGCAAACTAGGAAGCTAGCCGCAGGTTGCTCAAAGCACAGCTTTGAGGTTGCAGATAAGACTGACGAAGTCAGTCACATATATACGGCAAGGTGAAGCTGACGTGGTTTGAATTTGATTTTCGAAGAGTATTAGTCGATAAATGGTTAAACAAGAACAAATAGTGTCAAAAAAGACCCCAAGCTTATTTGGTCGTGAGCTTGGGGTCTTTTCTAGCCCATGATATAGACACAATACTTAATTCCCTTTTATTATCCCGCAGTTCGCGAATTTTGTCAAAACTTTACATCCTCTTTAACCGCTGTACGACAAGACGTTCAAGATTAAGCGAAAGTTAATGGAAAATGATGTTTAGAAAACTCCCAAAAAGCTTGAAATAGAGCAAAAAAACTCCACCTGATTGGGTGGAGTTAAGGGAGATTATTATGAAAAAGGTAAAATAAAATCTTATTAAATCAATACTCTTGGAGGGTGTCCCCTCCAACTCCCCGACCTCTGGACAAGGTCTATTTTTTTTTGAAAAAAAGTAAAAAACTTTATCAAAACGCTTAACTTTCTCGGTATACCGTGATATAATATAATCAAGATAAGGAAAGGAGGTGAGGAAGTTGAACAAAGAAGATTGGCTTAGGTTACTGGAAAAGGTAATAGACAATATTCCTGAAACAGTAACTGCTATCGCAAGTCTAGTGACCGCAATAACGGTCGCAAGGCAAAACAAAAAGCGTAAACCGAAATCCCGTCAAAGAAAAAGGTAAACGCTAAGAGGTTGGGGCGAAAGCCCCTCACACCTCTATTTTATCAAATGAAAAGAGGAAAAGCAATGGTTAGTGCAATAGCTATTTTTATAATTGCAATCAATGTATATATCTATTTAAAAAATAAAAAGGACAAATAATATGAGAAAAGTTATTCAAGAATTACTTAACAGTTCTATTTCTACATCTGCTATTTCGCAAGGCGCTGGAGTTCCGTGGACTACTGTTTCTGATCTTAGGAAAGGAAAAACAAGCATGGACAAAATGGCCCTTCTCACAGCAGAAAAACTTTATGAATTTGCTACAGCTGATAAGCAGTGATTTCGGTCACTGCTTTTATTATTGCAAACAAAAAACCGCAAGCCTGAGCCTGCGGTCTAGTGTAATAATTTTTTATTCTTTCTGTTTTTATTTTATTTTGTGGTAATCAAACCGTCAGGCAGGACAGTAAGCGCTGGTTTATCTGAACGACTGCCATCCTCGTTGACATAGTACCAGCCACCTTCAACTTTAACAAGTTCTTCTGAAGACATTGCTCCGTTCTCTTCTTTGAGATGGTATAGTTTGTCCTTGTATTGAACCCAGCCAGTGACCATTGCTCCTGAAGCATCAAGATAGTACCATTTACCATTCACAAGCACCCAACCAACGGCCATTGCGCCGTTTTCTTTGAGGTAGTACCATTTGCCATCATCCTTCAACCAGCGAGAAGCTATTGAATAACCTCTCTCGTCGAAGTAGTACCAGATACCATCAATCTTTTCCCACTCCTCTTTTGGATAAGCACCATTGGGGTATTCATACCACCATCCAGTATCATTTCTTTTCCATTTGGGCTTAGCTTCTTCATCATCTAGTAAAACAATGTTCTTGTCATACGGATTTGAAGAGTATTGCCACCAGCGAATCCCGTCCATGGATGGGAAATATTCAAAATCAGCATTTCCATCATTTAGCCCATAGCCGGCAATCCAAAGGCTATTTGGAAATTTTGCAAGAATCTGCTCATAATAAATATTACTAAGCGTGAATGGCTTGTAACTGTAATAGATTGGCTCGTAGCCATTTTCTTTGAGAATTTCCATGAAGCGAATACAAGCATCTGTATTTGCCTGTTTATCTCCACTAGCGTGATCTTCGTAATCAAGACACAAGTATTTTACTTTTTGAGGTACATTAGCAAGGAAGTAGCGTGCCTCTCGTTCGGCTTCTTCGATGTCACCACCAAACCAGGCAAAATGATAGAATCCAACAGGATTGGATTGCTCCACTTGAGCAGACAAGCAAGGATTTAGATAATTTGTACTTTCAGAAACTTTGATAATAGTATTCTGTGTACCCATATCCTCCAAAATACCTGTAATATCGTATCCATTATGGCTAGATACATCAATAAATAAGTCGTTTTTCTTCATTGTTTTCTCCTAGTCCTCGCTTGGTTCGTAATATTCTAGCGCACGTTTGCTGTCTGAAATCCCTGCTGTTGTTGGGTCGTTAACTACACCAATCAATACAAGAATGTAAACGAATGTGTTCACACCGTCTTGGATATTTTTGGGAATTTCAAGGCCGAATTGTTGAGACATTAAGAAGATTGCCCCCAAAAGAGCAATAAGTGTTGCTTTATTTTGCAAACGCAATTTCCAGTTAATCATGTGCATTTCTCCTTTATTGTTTATTTTGAATTAAATTTTTAAGCTCTCTTACGTCTTCACCAAGTGATTTCACTTGCTCAGCTAGTACTAAGATAGCCTTATTCTGTTCATCGTGGTTATCGAGCCGCTTGTTGGCTGATATCTTGAATTCGTTCAGATTTTCGATATCTTTCTCTAAAATCGTAAGACGATTCTCTTGTTTGGTTGCTTTATCTTTCATCGAAAAATAAAGACCAATCACAGGGATAAGGGTGATGAAGATCTGTACGAGAAATCGTTCATATCCTGGCATATACACCTCTACTCTTTCCCTTCAAATTTCCAAGCAACACCAGTTCCGTTTTGCTCCAGAGAGCCATTAGTGGCAAACGCGCTGACTGGCTCGCCATTATATGTAAATTCCTTATTAAGCTGAACCAAGATGCGCTTACCTTCGCCGTTAACCTCCACATGTTCAGGATCTTCAATCGTAATCAGGTCATGTGGTAAGTAAGTCTTACCAACTTCAGCTAGTGGAATCAACTCAACTAGCTCTTTGTAGGTCGTTCCATAACCAATATTCTTGCTCATGACAGAGTTCAACACAAGAACATGGATGACCTTCTGATTCACCTTCGAATTCTCTTCAGTCTGCTTAATAAGAGCTGCAAGCTTGTTCTGTTCACTCTCGTTTTGTGCAATCTTCTGATTGGCCTGTTCAAGTTGCGCCTGTGTTTTGACGATGGCGCTTCCTGGATCTAGCTCGGCTTTTAGGATATCCAGCACATCTTGAATCAAGACATCATCTGATTCATTTGTGCGGTCACCTGCTAGCTCACGAGCGTTAGAACTATAACGAGTCCCTTCTTCTAAACGGATTTCAACTAGTGTCCGAACATTATCACCTGAACCACGAAGATATGGTTTGGTTGCTAATTTATATCCATTAATTGCCATTTGTCATTTTTCCTTTCACTTCTTCAAATAACTCTTTTAGAGCTGGGTCATATTCTAGAACCTCTTTCATCGTGTGCAATTCGCTTGCTGCATACAAATAAAGAGCTTCATTCTGAGCTGCTTCTTTCTCGCTGACTGCTAGCTTTTTAGTCAGCGAATCAAGTGTTAACTGATTTACTACTGCATCCATGTTGTTATTCATGCTATTGTTTTCTCCATTTTTTCTATTTTTTGATTTAATTCTTGAATGGCCTTGATTAAGTAAGGTACTAAAGCGGTATAGTCTATATGCAGATAGCCATCTGGATTCTCAGGATCTCGTGAGACAATTCTTGGAACGATGGTTTCAGCCTCTTGAGCTATTAGACCAATCTCCTCATGTTTCTTACTTTCGATGAAATCAAATGCAACCATTCTTAATCTGTTGATTTTATCCAAGGCTTTCACAGCTGTATCTGTGATGTTCTCTTTTAAGCGTCTGTCTGATTTTTGTTCCATCCAATACTTCACGCTACCACTACCGACCTGATTCCACCAAACAACCGCATTCCTTCCACCTCTAGGATTCCAACCATCACCAAAGACGTCTTTGTCTCCAAGTTCGATACCATTTGAAAAGACAGGAGAACGAGAAAAAGTAGTAGTCCCATAAAAGTTCGCTCTCGATGAATTCGAAAAATCCACTTGATCATAAAAACCGACTTCATTCCTACAGTACATTTTCCCATCGGTATTTACGTTCCATGCTTTAGGTCCGGCATAGTTCCAATTATTTCCCCAGTTAGCCCAGAAGGCTGTCCGGACTCCATAACCATCACCATTCCCCATACCAACAGAGAACTGATTGACACCCGAAATCCAGCGACCGCCACCCTGATCAAATTGACCAAGTGTAAATCCACCGATACGACCTCTATAACCTTCAAGCAAGGTTGCAGTGACTACGACTGATCGGAGCTTATTGATAAAGGCTTCTTTAGCAGCAAGCGTATCTGTGAAGAGGTCACTTGATACAAATCGTCTTGCCATAGCCATGTCCATGACCAGCTTATCAGCCGTGATAGAGTTCGTTCGTATAACATCAGCATTCAGAGTCGCGAACGTACCTTCACCAACGAACAAACGCTTGAAGTAACCTTGAATAGCTGTCAACTCATCAAGCAAGGTCTTACCTTTCAAGCGAATCTTCTCCGCTTCAATCAAGATTTGATTGTTCGTCGCATTGATTTGCGAAACGATAGAGCCAGCGCTGGTTAGGTTTTGGATGGCCCATGAACCTTGAAGCAAAGTCATCTGTGTGCGAATGGCTTCAAGCTTCGCATTCGCATCTGTGACTACATCTTCTGGCGCAGGTTGCCATGGACGAGGTTTATATCCCTTGTACAAATCAACCTCTGTGATGTATAAATCAGCAGTTCCTGATGATGAACCGTTGTTATCGAATCGAATATAGGCATTGTCCATCTCTCCAGAATTAAAAGTCACTGAGACATCTTCGCATTTAGCTGTAGAAAATTTAGTTTTACCAAGAACTAATTTTGCAATTGTAAAGCTAGTATTTTCATCTTTTCTTCTACCTAGAACGAAAACCTCACAATTTGTCAATGAATTGTTGTTAAAAACACGAAAATTCAACACATAATCTGTGTTTCTTTCAAGTTCAAATCGAGGGCTGAAAAGAAATAATTCCTTTTGAGTTGAATTCGGTAGACAAATCAAATCCTTTTGTCCATTACGATAAAAATTATGCTTAACTAATTTAGCAGCATTTTGAGAGGAATTCCAAGTTCCTATTCCATCTTTGAAATCACTATTCTTAACAAGGTTAGGACCTCCTCCGCCATACTTCCCAACCTCAACCTGGAACAGCTGATTGGTCATAGCCATACGAGCGACCTTATCCGCAATTCCATTTTCAGTATTGCCCAAAATCCGCTCGTAAAGCTGACTGGTTTCTTTAACACGCTGGAAGTCAGTAGTCTCTACTTTTCGCGCTAGTTGATTGCTAACATTCGCGAATTGACTATCAGCATTTGCTTTGTTTGTAGCGACCTGAGTCTTTAAATTTGAAATCTGATTATCTGTGCCTTGTTTATTACTGTTTATCCGATTTGAAAGATTTGAAATCTGAGTAGTGTTTCCTTGCTCACTGCTTGTAAGTCTATTTGATAGACCGCTGATTTGACCGCCCACATCTTGCTTATAAGTAGTTATCTGACTTGAAATATCCGTGAACTTACCATCTACTGATTGACGATAGCTAGCGATTTGGCTAGCGATTTCTTTATTCGCACTAGTTTTAACAGCTTCAATCCTCTGATTGATGCCCTTAACATCTTCCTGATAAGTCGCTTTGCCTACATAATCCCTCGTTACCAGCTCACGTACAGCCGTTACTTGTTTAGCGCTCTCTTCTCGAGCATAGCGCTGTAGGGTTTCCTGTCTCTGACCATCTTTATTTACATAGTCCTGAATAGCTGATAAGTCGGTTCGCAATCCCTGAGCCGTTCGCTCAAAGATAGCTTTAGCTTCAGTGATAAGTCCATCAGTATCTTCAGGCGCAGGACTCCAGTCTGTCGCTACATTGCCTTTCTCAATCTTCACATCCCAGACGCTCTTGGTTGCTTCTTTGTGATAAGTGTTAACTCGTAGATGATAAATCCCTGTCGGCTTATTCCAAGTGATTTTCGTTCCTGTGGTACCTGTCTTGAGGTCCGATACAATTTGATAATTTCTGACATCCTTGTCCATAATCCAAAGAACTACGTTATCGGATTCCTTATTCCCGTCGTGATGAGCTGTAAAGGTCCCGTCTGTTTTAGCAGAAATAATGTATTCCTGTCCTTGCTCCATGTAAATAGACGTATTTCCTGCATACAGAATAGCGTTATCAAAATTAGCTGGCTTCCGATCTGGAAGAAAAGGTCCTTTTGAGCCTTTCAACAAGTTAGTTCCACCAACCCGTAAGTTTGAAAATTCTTCTCGCAATTTCCCCGCTTCAGTCATGACCAGAGTCTTATCTGCCTTATCCTTAGTTGCGTTCAGGATTTCCTGATGAATCGAGCCAGCCCGCACCTCAAATTCAGTCATGCTCAATTTCTGATCCAGCTTGTTCTGCGTGCTTGTTTCCAAACTCTTCACAGATTGCCGGATATTCTCAGCAGTCACATTTAATGAGCTGATATCCGCTTTGGTTCTGAGACCTTCAGTCAGACTTCTCACACCAGCGTCAAGCGCATCAGCACGCTGTTTGAAGTTGGATTCGACTGCTGAGATTTGGCCGTCTGTATCTTCTGGAGCTTCTGAATAAGAAGTATCTACATCGCTTATTTCAAACTTCGGCATCCAAATCCAAACGGTTCCTTCCTGGTTGAAAGTGAACAACCATTCATTTGTTGTCAGCTTGGATTCATTTGTCCAACTTTTGGGAATATGGACAACATACCGTTTAATTTCTGTCGACAATGTCACATTTCCGGTTTTATACCAAATGTTGCCTAATCGAGATCTTAGCATTATTCCATTTTTATTTGCCTTGGCATAAAATGTAATTGTTATATCTTGATTAGTCGTACTTCCAGCGATTACTTTTCCAAATTGACCAAGCGCTGGATAAGTGATTTTAGGGTTGTTCCCATCTCGTCCCATTGGGTCTTGACCAACGATTTTCAAAGCGTTGTGACCAAGATATTTACTTTCGCTATCAATAGTAACTTCGTAAGTACTTGTAGTCCAAATCCTTGTTTTTGAAATATCCTGCTTGAAAAGTGAATTCAAGAATAGATTTCGACCGGATGCCTGCACACTCGCTATCTTACTAGCCAGCTCCTCAGCTGTCTGTGTGAGTTCTGACTTGCTTGCCTTACCATTGGCCAAGTTGGTCAATTCTGCAAACCTACGAGTCGTTGTCTCCTCATACGTCGCTTGCGCCGACTTCACACCAGCCAGTTCTTTTTTTGTCTGAACAAGTGCTTCAACTTGCTTGGCAATCTCAGCTGTAACCTGTTCTTGCTTCGGTCGAATATCGTTCGCGATAGTCCGTTTCAGAGCGTCCAAGTTACCTGACAGAGCCGTCTGAGCGCTCGTAGCCTGTCTCTTAAGCTCTTCAAGTTTTGCAATCGAATCCAGACCAATGCGCTTGGCTTCCTGAGCAAGTGAACTACTTGCGCCAGCGTTTTGTAAGGCTTCTATAGCCTTGCGCTTGATTTCTTGTAATGGACCATTATCAAAACTACTAAATCGCTGGTCGATATTGTCAGAGAGCTCTCTCTTAACCTCTTCAGACTTGGCTTTTGCCAGTTCGACACCGTCCGCAATTTCTTGTCTAAGCAATCCAGCTTGATGATCAAAGTCTAAGTCAGCATTTTGAAGAGCCTTTTCAAGGGCGATTTCTTGAGCTGATTCTGTCACTCCAAGAATTGCATCGGCTGCGCTAGATAGCCCACCAGAAACTCTAGAACCACCAGTTCCTGCCTTATCATCGAAAGTCAGAGAGATGTACTCTTCTTTCAAGGCATCGAACTCATAAGCAATAGCTTTCTTGAATGCATCGACATTGTGCTTCCAGCTCTTGAGATTGACCGTATCACCCATGTGAACAACTTGCCCATCAAGTTCATAAGCTTCAATCTTGATAGCATCGGAGACCTTGTCAATGCCCTCATTTGAGAACTTAGCCTGTGCCCACTTCTGCAACTCTTCAACGCTCTTAGCATTGTTGTTCTCATACTCTTTCTCATTGATATAAGGGTATGAGTTGATAAGAGGACTATCAACAGTCACTCTGATGGTCGTTTCCTTTTCAGCGCCTTCAGGCTTAAACGTCGACTTTGCATGAATTCTTGTGACAACATTCTGACTATTTCTTGTGCGTTGGTAATCCTTTAGATTTTTGTGCGTTGTAATAACAACACCACGCTTCTCGCCACGACTCTTCTTGATAGTCATCGCAAAGTTATCACGAACCAGCTCGCCTTCCCACGTCCCGACGATACTGTGCTTACCGTCCAGTAATACAGAGTAGAGAGTTTCTGTTTCAGTCGTATTGAAGGTCCTACGATCCTGGATATCGCTATTGAAAGAAAAATCACCCAAAGCAGTTTTGGTGTTTTGAACCATGCGAGAAAGAGCCATGCCACAGCTCTGACTAGTCACGCTCACTGGTGTGATAGAACGTTGCATCACATCGTCTGAAATGTGATAGGCTGTGATTTCCAGATGGTCATTGTGTTCAATGGGTTTCTTGATGCGAAATAGCTGCGCTCCTAAAACAGGAGTCGGAGCTTTTATCAACATATCTTCTTGAATGAGTTGATAAATACCAGAGTCAGAAATAGGATATTTCACAGTTAAGGTGAAATCGCCATTCATGGTCTCTTTAACAATCGCCGAAGTCGCTTCATGAAGTGGCTCTCCGTTCCACCGAACGGTTCTCACATCTTTATTAAGTAGATAAAGCAATTATGCCCACCCCCAAACCGTCTCGATTTCAAGCAATTGAATACCTGGACCTAGAACAACCCCAACATTCTTCACTTTAGCTGGATCAACTGTGATAAAATCCCCTGACCATTTCACTGGTTTTCCTGTTGTTGTCTTAAAACTAGGGTTGTCAGGATTGTTGACCATCACAAGCGACTCAGTGAGTCGTTCAAGCCTAATGACCTGACCAGCGATTGTAAATGAAGTCTCAGAAGCGCTCTGACCAACGATTGTGATTTTAGGAAATGCAAGAGCAGAACCTTGAACGGTCAAGGTCCCACTTCTCGTCAATCTCTGTGTATCGGTGCCTTTAAAGTATTTGGTAGGGTGACAAGTGAAGGTTGCTTTAGTCATATAAAGACCAGGTTGCACTTCTTCAAGGTCGCTCACATTGACCTTATAGCACCAAAGACGAGTTGTTTTGACTCGCTCACTCTCTAGCCAGAACTTCTCACGGATAAACAGACTCATAAATTGATTCATCTGCTCTTCAGTAGGTTTGACCAAATAAATCGTATAAGTTTTCTTGACCAGTTCCCTATGTTTGTTCGTCTGAACAATTGCTCCACTGATACCACCATGCTCCAAGAGAGCTGTCTTGCTCTCTCCCAGAGCAATTGAGGGAGAATCATGGACAATGACTTTAAACGGAAAAGACGATGTTCTCACACCGTCAATCACAAGCTCATTATGCTTTATCATGTAAACCCTCCTCTCAATTGTGTCTTACGTTGCAACTCGTCAGCAATACGCTGAGCCACCTCATCAGCAATCCGAATGATGTCAGCTTCTTCTCTGATAGTATTACCAGTAATGTTAATGTTGATGGTCGGTGAAGTTCCACCCATTGTCTGAGCAATACCTCGGCCGATAGCACCAAGTGTTTTGTCATTGAGTGGTAACACTGCTTCATTACCAGCTTCACCGCCAACCATGAGATTATTGCCATTCATTCCAAAAATGGTTGGTTTCGTCATGATACCGCCCTTGGCATACCATTCAATTCCAATACTTGGAACACCTTGACTTAACCAATCTAATGGATTGGCTGAACCGCTCACATAAAAGTGAGGTAGTGGAATATGTGGCCAGCTGATGTTGAAGTTAAACAATCCTTTGATGGCTTCAATAGCTGAAGAAACAGCATCCCTTGCACCATTGATAGCACCTGAAATGGTACTCTTGATACCTTCCCAAACACTTGATACTGTGCTAGATATGGCATTTAACACATTTGATACAGTATCCTTGATGCCGTTCCAAATATTTGATACGGTTCCTGAAATGCCGTTGAGAATATTTGAAATGTAGCTCTGAATGGCTGAGAAAATAGTCTGAACAATGCTTTGAATAGCTTGCCATACAGTAGAAAACACTCCCTTGATAGTTTCCCAAGCTCCTGACCAATCACCAGTAATGATCTGCATAACTGCTTGGATAACACCAAGGACAACATTTATTGCAGTCTCAACAACGGTCTTGATGATTTCCCAAGTTGTTGTAATGATCAGTTGAATGTTATCCCAGCCAGCTTGTAGCAAGGGGCCAAGTATATCCAGTATTGTACTGATGACCGTATAAATGGCATTCCAGACAGTCTCAGCACTTGTCCTGATAAGTTCCTGGTTCTCCGTCCACCAAGTAACAACCGTTCCGAATATACTCATGATGAAATCAGAGATTTCTGAAACAACTGTATTGATAACGGCTAGTATAGCATTCCATATAGTCGTGACCGCTTCTCTGAAGCCTTCGTTAGTTTCCCAAAGGTATTTCACGATTGCAACAATCGCTGTTATAGCCACCACTACTTCTGCAATAATCCCAATGATTGGTAATGCCGCTGCAATCATAGCTCCAAATGAGGACATAAACACAGCTTGTAGAGTTAAGAATATGGGGGCTAAGGCACCCACAATTGTCAAAACCACCCCTAAGATGACAATGAAATCTTTTACTGGATCAGGCAAGGAATTGAACAGCTCGGCCACACCTTTCACAATCGTTGCCAAGGTTTGGAAAACAGGGATCATCATTTCCAGAAGAGGTTGACCAATAGCAGATAATGCATTGGTCCCAGCTTGTTTCAGATTCCCCATCACGTTTTCTAGGCCGTCTGATTCTCTTGCAGCCTGTCCAAGAGCTCCTGAGAGTTTATTTCCGTCTTCGACCATCTGAAGCAATGTCAATTGCTTCTGCGCTTCGCTCAAGTCCTTGAATGACTTTCCGTACAATTTATTTGCAGCTGCATTCCTGGTCGTTTCTGTTGCAGAAATGCCAAGAGCGGCATCGTTAGCAAAGTTTCCCTTCAAAAAAGATTGTAAGCTCTCTGTTACGCTCTCAATAGATTTGTCATAGAAGGCTGCACCGTCTGCTGCTGCCCTAGTTGCACGAGAAGTAAGATCCAAAGCTTCTGCTGTATCCAATCCTGAAGTTTTGGCAAATGAAGCCATCTGAGTGAATGATCCTTGCAATCGCTCTGGGACAATATCCATTTCCTGACCAATAGCATTCAACACTTCTCTTGCTTGGGTTTCCATATCTCCGAAAACGGTAGTAAATTGAGCATTACTAGCTTGCATTTGAGCAGCTGCTTCTAACGCTTCTTTTCCTACTTCCACAAGCTTTTCTGAAATAGCACTCAACTTCTCACTAAACTGTTGAAGTAGTTCTGCTCTTAAATTTCTTGAGATTTCACTTAAACTTTCTTGAGTGCTATCAGCAGCAGACTTTGTTCCCTTCATCTCATCATTGAGATGATTAAAAGCTGTCTTAGCCTGATTTAGCTCAGCTTCCATCTTGTTGGCTTGTGTGGAGTTCTCACCAAATTCTTTTTTAGTGATTTCCAATTGCTGTTCTAGATTTGAAATCTGTTTACTTACAATCTCAGACTGGGCACCAATCTTTTTCTGGGCAAGAGCATTTCTCTCGGCTTCACTAGCATTTGAACCCAAAGCACTTTCTTGCAATTTGAATGAACTTGTCACCTTACTCATCTCTGAAGCAAGTTGACTCTGTTCATTCTGCAATTCTTTCAGTTGCGTTTGGTTGCTTTTAGTTGCATTTCCATTCTCAGCAAGTGCTTGATTTACGTTTGCTAGTTTTCCTTCATAGCCCTTCAGGACATTTTGGGTTACTTCGACTTCGCGTTGAAAGGCACGGTACTGATCAGCACCGATATCACCATTTTTGAACTGCTGTTCCACCTGAGACTGAGCTTGTCTCAAGGTTTCCAGTTTCTCCTTGGTCGTCGAAACTTGCTTTTGTAAGACCTCTTGTTTCTGAGTCAGGAGCGTTACGTTCCCTGTATCAAATTTCAAGGCCTTGTCAATCTGTCTCAACTCCTGACTTGCATCAGTAGCGGCCTTATTGACATTTTTCAGCGCCTTCTGCAAGGGTTGCGTGTCGCCATCGATTTCAATTTTGATACCTTTGATATTTCCTGCCATATTTCCTCCTTTCTCAAAAAATAGAAAAGCGCTGAGATAGCCTCTACCACTGATAATGCAGTCAGACCAAGGAACTTGGTCTCAGAATCGCTCTCTCAGCACTCATTTTTTCTTTAAAAACTGTCAAAATCAGCTTGCGTTGCCTTCCGTTCGCCACCTTTGTCCTCGCTCCGCAGATTTACATAATCCGTCTGATAATCCAGAACCATTCCGATTGAAATGTGCTTTAAATCATCGATAGACAGACCAGTTTCTTTACAGCAAGACAAATAGGATTCTACTGTGAAGATTTCTTCGCTAGCTGATTCTGATTCATCTGGTGCTTTTTTGTCGTCATGCTCGCATTCAGCATTTCCATCAGAACGGGCCCAACTTCCTGAATCGGAAAGACTTCCATTTCCATGAAGAATTGTTCATAAGGCTTGATGTGAGGATTTGCAGATTTAGCAAAGGTCCAAAAAAGACGGTTGAAAAAGGTCATATCAAACTCTTCTAGCATTGAAATGTCAATGTCAGTCGCTGTCAATTCTTTTTCAGCTTCCAGCTTGTTCAATTCATTCATGAATGATTGATTTTTCAACATTGAGAACAAATCTTGAAAATAATCTTTCCCAAATTGTTGCTTGTAGGCGATAGGAGTATAGCCATTTGTCCCTAGTTCATACTCCTGATCACCAACCAAAACGATTTTACGCATAGATTTTCTCCTTAAGCCACTACAGTAGGTTCATACACTTTCTTGAACCAGTTGTCATAAATTTCTTTATTATCAGCTGATGTGATAGAACGTTTAACAACTGAATCCAGAGGACGAGGACTTGCTTTAAAGCCAAGTTCACGCTCGTTGACGTTTGTACCATTTTTGGTTTTTGAGCCATTGCCTGGACGGCTCGCTGAACAGTAGTAAAGGACATGACGTGTTTTATTCTTGTCCCCTGAAAATTCGAACATCAAGGCAAATGATGTGAATTCTGCATCAGCTTTTTCAGTCAAAACACCCGTCTGAGCATCTTTGATTTCACCCAAAATCTTAGTCGCAAACATTTCAATAATGTGAGAGATTTTGAATTTCCCATCATACCCTTCGTTTGAGTTCATGAAGTGATAATCGATATCGTCTGCTTTGATTGGTGTTGATTCACCCTTTGGATCCAATGTCAATTCCATTGCTCCAGGAAAGCGGAAAATTTCATCGTAAGCAATCACTCCATCTGCACCAATTGATTTAATTGGCGCAACGTGAACATTTTTTAAACCATAGGTTACTTTATTTTCTTGAGTCATGTCATTCCTCCTTAGTATAGATAGACCGTATAAGACTTGACATAGAGTCTTTCAGTCTCGATAAATGTTTCTTCTTGAACATCGAAAAAGAGCTCGTGGGTTGTCCACAGCTCTTCCAGACGTTCTTCCAAATCTTCATCCTTATTCTCAAAAGCCAGCTCAACTGTCACGCTCTTAATCTGATGATTAACCGTGTTGTCAGCTGTATTGATGGCTGGACTTGATTCATAATAGACCAGGTAAGGTAGGTCAGGAGCGTTCCCAGTTTTAAACGCTCGATAGGTGACAGGCAGGTTTACCTGTTCCAAAATAGCAGCAAAGTCTGATAGTTTCATTTCCCAATCTCCTTGATTCGCTTTTCAAAGTTTTGAATCGCTTTTTCCTCAGCTGGCTTGATGTGGACGATACCAGCGACACGGCCACCATTTCTTGAAATGTGTCCGTTCTCAAGTATGTGAGTAAGACTTGCAACTGCGTTGAACACAACGAAAGAGCCATTGGCCAACTTCTTCTTTTTCCAACTTCTACGATACTTTCCGTATCGTTTCGGACTTGTCTCTTTCAACTCATTCACAGTCTCATCAGCCACTTGCTCTGCAATCTTATCCACTTCTTCAGTAACCTCATCAGAGTAAGCTGCAAGCTCTTTCGCTATCAAATCAGCAAGGTCATTACTCATTTTAACACCTCTGACAAAGTCAACTCTAAAATTTCAGAATCAATAGGATAGGTTTTTAAGATACGATATTGCTTGCCTTCAAACTTCGCAAACTCCTGATTCTCATACTCAAAATTTCGAATCTCAACGACCAAGCTCGGTTTTAGACCTGCCTGATTTGCTTGATAAAATTCAGAGCGAGTAACCCTCTTTTTGCGACATAAGAGAGTAACTTCAACATCTTCAGAGATTGGTTGTAGTAACTTATCCTTACCTGTGACTTTTTTAGAGATCAGCGTGATTTCATGATTCCACATTCTTGACCTCTTTCTTTGATGCTATCTGTAAATTATGCAGTCGCCACTGAAGATGGCGTGGCATATCCACCCCACCCTCATAGCGATAAGCAGCATAGTCAACAATAAACATTTCATGGTCAGCACGATCACCAACAAGCTCGATACCGAGGTTATCGGTCAATTCAGTGATGACACTTGAAATGATTTTTTCTAACGGCTTGTCTCTCAAGCTGGTTGAAATACCCAGCTTGAGCTTCAGCAATTCCAAAAGCTGACCTTCGTCCATATTTACTCCTCAACTTCCTTAGCAGGCTCTTCAGCAGTTTCCTCAACTGTTTCTTCCTGCTCAACTGCGGGCTCTTCCTTCACTTCTTTTGTTTCAGGAGCTGGTTTCTTAGGTTCATCATCTCCCAAAACCTCAAGGAAGATAGAGCCAGCAGTATTGGCACCAGTCAAAAGGCCATTGGTAAAGCTATCTGTGGGCTTATATCCCTCACGAGGAAAGATATCGCCAACAGCGTAGTCATGATTTTCAGGATCAGACAAGTCCTTGAAAGGACGGATTACTTTATAGCTCATGCGCTACCTCCTTAAGCTACAACATCAGTGTATGTTCCGAAGAATCCAGCTTCTTCATCTGCTTTCTTAATATCCAAACGGATGAAAAGTCCAAGCAATTGTCCGTAAATGTCATTGTTCACCCATTTAACGGATACTTGGGCGCGGTCAAACTCTTTGACGAACTCAGTAACATCTCCGATGAAGAATTTCATGTCTCCTTCATTTCCAAACACTGTATCATCTACTTTGTAGATTGTTTTTCCACCAAATGAATAGCCAGTAGGTGAAGCCACATCAGTTTGAAGCATGTAGCGTCCATCTTTGTCCTTCACCTTATCAAGTGCAGCAAACATTGACTTAGTTACAACGATGCTTGCTTTGTAAATTGCTTTAAGCTTCTTGTTGTAGATGTCTTTAATACCATCAAACCCAGCCGCATCTGCTTGGGTTGCTGTTTTGAGGACAGCTGCAACTAATGACAATTCAGTGTTTTCACCTTGGTTGAACACTTCGTCTTCAACAATGGACATGATGTCATAGTCTGCGTCGTCAATCATTTCTTGTGACACAGGGACATATCCACGGTAAGTCTTGATTGAATAATCAATCTCGCTGATTGCTGGTTTTCCGAGTTCTGGATTTGATTTCAATTCATCTGTTGAAACCATTACACCATCTGTTTTCTTGATAACTGGATATTTACCAGATCCACTGTTAACTTTCACACGTTCCACAAGATCCAAAAGTGGATTACGTATTTTGTTAACAAAATGAGGTTTCAAAACTTCAGTCGGGATCAGAGCTGCGCTTCCTGAATCAGTAGTTTTCAAACCTACGATGTCACGAGTTTGACCAGTACGAATGTATTTAGCAATTGCGTCACGTTGTTCCAATTTCTGTCCTCCACGTTTTTCTTGACTTGGGTAAGTCGGGGCTTTGCGATTCAATTCTTCAACTTGATTTTGCAAATCTTCGATTTCCTTTTCAAGTTGTTCTTTTTCTGCCAATTTTTCATCCAATTCTTTTTGGATGTCTTCCAGGTTCTTTTCAACTGTTGAAACTTCTTCATCATTTCTAGCTTGATCCAATTTCTTCGCTTCAAGTTCAGAACGCTTGTTCAATTCTTTGATTGATTCTTCAAGTTCCACCACTTTTTCTGCTTTGTTGCGCATGCGAGCGCCTAAAATCAATGATTTGTGCATAGGTTAAATTTCTCCTTAATTTCTTTCTTGCGCTTGTCCAGCGCTTCACGATTGGCACGCTGTTGACTTTCAAAGTCTTTCTGTCGTGCAGCAATTTCCGTTTGCGGATAGGCTGGGAAAGTACATGGACTCACTTCAAAGATTTCTAATTCTAAGATAGTGTCCAGGTACGAACCATCTGCTTGCTCTTCCGTATTGATTTTGATTGGGATGAAACCAAAGCTACATCCAATCACATCGCCACGCTGAACACGAGCGTAGGCCCCAACAGCTTGCGGGTCATCCTTGTTGATGATGATATCACCGTAAAGTCCGATTTCATCAACTCCTAAAATGACCGTCCCGTTACCAGTACGACCAAGCACTAAACTATCATCATGGTTAAATAATGCCCTGATGTCAGCTCCTTTGATAGCTTTTTCAACACCCTCACGTTTGATTGCCTCAAAGTAACCCGGCCATAATTCAGTAACTTCATCGAACTTGATAAAGTACCCACTCAAAATCAAATCACCAGTTTCACTTTCTTCTCGTGTTTGAAATTGAGTGGGCATATAAGCCTTACGTTTCTGCATCAGTATTTCCTCCTTCCTTATTTAATTTGCTCTGATTGCCTAGCTCGCCTTGTGGCAAATAGTTTTCAAGAACAATGATTTCATCCATTTCAGGATCAGGAGTCATTCCAACCCAATCACGCCACTCATTCCTACGCATAGCGGCATTACTAGTCATCTGCCTTGCGACAGTAGATAGCTCTGTAATGTCATAAGAGTAAAGCGATCGTGGGTTGAACTTGAAGTAACGATTACTTGAAATAAGTAAATCTCTTGTAAGAGTCTGTGTGATTGTTGTAGCAATACTCATGACTGTAGTATTTACAAAATTGTTGTATTCAACCTTGTCGAATTTTCCAACTCCCAAAATAAAAGCTGGAACTCCCAAAAGTCCAGCAACTGTTTTTTTGTCAATTTCAACAGATTCATTGATAGCGATATCTTTTAAACTTAATGGCTTGACCTGTTCGACACTCAACAAAGCATCAGGAATAATCCACGGCTCACCTGCCTGACTTGTTGTTAAGTATTTCTTGGCGACCTTGTCTCGCCCCTCTTGCGTGCCCAACTCTCCATTCGAAGAATCAACCTTAACAATTAGGCTAGGAACGTTCTTCCCACTCATAAACCCTTTTTTAATTTGAGTAGCAAGATTTAAGTTCCTAACGATATCTCTCAGAGCAAGCCTATATCCAGTCCCTAAAAATGGATTGTCTGGATCAGGATTGATTACAAAGTGCACGATTTCGCTTGGATTGTAATCAGTGCCACGATAATTCACGACATAACTGGCATCATCACTTTTGAAAGACACCTCGCTCATTGCGAATGGTCTCAAGTTTAAAATATAATCATTCACGGGATCATACTCGACATGAAGAACCGAATTGCCATCGCCGAACAATAATAGGTCACGCACAATCTTGAAAATCCAAGTCTTACGAGTCATATTGTCGCATGGGTTTACATCGATTTTTCTAGCTAGTCCGTCTTTAATTCGGATGTCGCCTTTGTCGGTATTTTCCATCAAATGAATGGTCATGTTGGATACCATGTCAGCAACCTTGTTGACTGCTGCAATCACATCAGGATTACGGGCCAAGGGAACGTAACCATCCCCGTCCAGGAACAAACCAAAGTCTGAATGTGTGATGACATTTGTGCCACTTTGAGTTTTACCTCGTTTCAAAATCCTATCTAAAAGCCCCATCTTTCCTCACCTCCTTTCTAGCGAAAAGTATTTTGAAAAAGTGAATCAAAGTGTTTGTTTCTTACTATATTCTGACTGACATCAACTATTTGTTTATCCCAGTTAACTGTTTCAGCCCTCAAATCTTTCGTATAGCTTTGACGAACGATTACTTCTTCCCCGTTTAAAATTACTTTAACTCGCCCTTTATTAATTAGCACATTAATTTCATGTTCTGATAAAACTATTTCATTCATAATTCACCTAATCAAAGAAGCTCATCACATCGCTATTCTTACCAAGATTAGCAAGAGCCTGAATACAAGCAAAAACGCTGGCATCGAACAAGTCAATTCTTGCAGTACCACCGTCACCGTCTAATTTCTCATATTGCACAGCATCATCCACCTTTTCAATCGCTCTAACATTGCTCACACAGTATTCGTAAGCGTCAGAATGAAGATAGTAAAACTCTTTATTCTTAACTTTGAACTCAATCCGTCTGAAGCCCTCTGATTTCAAATAAAAAAGCTGAGGTTGGTCAATCATCTTGAACCGAGCTTGTTTCATCTTCGTTAGAAACTCACGTCCAAACTTCCTATCCATTCCGACAGCAGCAATCTTGAACCCTTTCTCCCTCATCTTGATGAACCATTTAACAATATCATCATAGAGAACGGTCGGAGTATTGCTCATCGTCAGCCAACCATCAGACTGCCAGCCAAAAAGTGGAATTCCATCATCATTGGCTTTCTTTTGAGCATTGACACGAGGAAAGAAAGCGTGTGTGATGCAGATATCAACATCTTTCTCACCATCATGATAGACACCATAGAGGGCGGCGGCAGTCAAGTCATGCAACCTTGACAAGTCAGCTCCACCATACCACTGGATAGGCAAGCGTGCCAGTTCTTCCAAAGTCCAATCGTAACAACTGTCTGAAGCAATAAATTCATCAGGATTGAAATAAGCGTTCATTGAGTTTGTAAAGACATTCAAAGTCTTGTTGAAAAACTCATTTCTTGTCTGTGGATCGTTCATAGCCTGCTCGGCTTCTTCTCTCAGAGCCTTGAGCGACACCGTCACTCCCCACGAGGGATTTGCTTTCTTAAGAACATTCTCGTCCAGGTAGTCGCCCACGTCTCCATCAGTCGTCTGGTCGGCCTTACATATAAACATAAACAAGGAATCATCCTTGACCAATTGCTTGAGGACCTTTTGACAGTATTTCAAACGGTTAGCAAGGAAACCAGTAGGAATATCACCAGCCGTAGAGATAACAAAAAGCATACTGTTTCGGTATGCTGACATTGTTTTCTTCATAAGACCGTATTTCTTACTGTTTCTCATCGTGTGAGCTTCATCCAAGATAATAACGTTTCCGTTCAAAGAGTCCAGACGACTCTCATCGTTTGCCAATGCTTGAATGAAGAAAGAACCCTCATCACCAAAGTTAGCGCTGATAGAATGTTCCTGGTTGTTATCCTTGATACGAATGTTCTTGTCATTCCATCGTTCAACATTGAACTTCAAGAATCCAAAGGCTTCCATCGCTTGCTTGACTGAGTTGGCCACGATGTAGCATTTTGAACCGCTATCCGTGTCTAATATCTGATAAGCAAGTGCGATTGCAGCAGTAAACGAGGTCTTCCCATTCTTCCGAGCAAGCATGATAAGCGCTTCTTTGAACCTGCGCTCATTCGTACCCTTATAGTAAAACCCAAACAGATTGACTACTACGAAATGTTGCCACGGTTGCAAGAGTAATGGCTTGTTACGGATGGATACCGCAAACATATCATCACCCTGCTGATGGACTATCGTGTTCTCGATAAAGTGAACAACGAAATCAACGATTTCCTCATCCATTTCAAACTCAGGATTTTCAAGATCACGCAAGAAACGTTCAGCTGCAAGAATGTTTTCCTCACAATGTTCCTCTCTGTGAGATATGACGTGCTGAGCATACTCTTTCGCTTTGCCGAGGTTACCCATTGCCAGTCACTCGCTTTTTCTTGATTTCGTTCTTAAACTTCAGGACCTCAGTAAGAACTGAATCACCTTCTTGTTCTACTACCTCACCGAGCGACTTAGGATTCATCATCAGCTGATTAGAATAACTCAGGATGTCTTTTCGGAGTATTTCCATTGCTGTCAATATTGGAACTTTGCGCTCATTCTCAGCACCAGCTTTGTTGACGTAGGTATCTGTCACTGGATAACCCATATCAGCATAATCTTGAGCAAGTTTCTGATACTGATAGAGCATGCCTGCGAAAATATCAATGATCATTTCGAACTCTTTCCGATAAGTACCCAAGTCTTTCATCTGCTTGACCACTTTCGACTTAATCGACTTCGCTGTAATTGGTTTAGCCAAAAACTACCTCCTTTCGTCAAAAATGCTTAGTTTTTATCCCCTTTTTATCTGAAGCCTCCCGACTTGGAAAAAGTTCCCTTCACCGGTACCCTACTGGCCAAAATGATTTTTTAAAAAGAGGGGGGGACTAAAAATTTTCATTTTTCATTTTGAAAAAATTTAAAAATTCTTTTTTTCTTTTTTTCTGCCAATACAATCCTTGATTGATTACTCTATCGTTCACTCTATCATGAAACGTATTGTGTTTCTTATTCGTCAACGGCAAACAATTCCATTCAACGAATTCAAGTTCAGGATATTCAGATACAGGAAAGATATGGTGAACCATTTCTGCTTGAACAGAAATTCCGTAACGCAAACTTTCTTGACAAAGATAATCATGCTTACGCATTATCCTATCACGGAACCTCTCCCACTTCTTAGACTTCAAGGATGGTCTGATAGGTTTGTTGTACATAGCAAACCTCCTTTCCGATACTAAAAGGGACAGGCCAGTGACCTATCCCCTCTCATACAAGAAAACCATGCTACCATAATAAACCTTTTTTTGTGAGACTTCAAGATGTCTTTTGTCTCATTCTTTTTTTATTTTTGTATTCGCCAATAGAAATGATTTTGTTATTGTCTTTGATATGCTTATAAAATCTAATTGATGCTGGGTGAATTTCACTAACCACAATTTCCCCTTGTATCCCTATGTCGCTTACTTCGAGGTTTAAAGTTTCATCGCCAACGCTTCCTAAAATTTGAATTTTATCTTTGCTTGATATTTTTTTATAAATCAAATTCAAAATTCTTTTCAGTATTTTTATCATAGTCATACCTCTCATAACTATACCAATTTTATCCCTCACTTTCACATATCTTATATTTTGTTAAACTCACTCTAAATCTCAAACCCTTACTAAGCATGGATTTTAAAGAGTTTCATTTTTTCAGTTTATGCTTAACTCGTTATGTGAAAGTAATATCTAAAAAAAATTAAATGACAAAGTTCCGTAAAGCATCATCAAGCTCTGCTTGTTCTATCCCTATGTATCTCAGGGTAATTGCAGGTGATGAGTGATTGAACATTTTCTGTAATGTTCCTACGTCCTTTGTCTTGTTGTAATATTTATAGCCGAACGTCTTGCGCATTGTATGCGTACCGACATTATCAATGCCAAGTTCTTCAGCTGCTTCATGTATTATTTGATAGGCTCGCTCACGAGTGATCGCTTTATTCTGACCTTGCCTACTCTTGAATAAGAAATGATGAAATGGTTTACCCTCGACATATCTTCTCATTTCTTTCTTGAGTTCTTTTGTCATCCGTCTTGTTATCTGCTTGCCAGTCTTCCGTTCTCTCAGCTTGATGTGCCATCCCTGGACATCTTTAACTTTCAAGGTAAGTATATCTCCGACTCGCAAACCAGTATTCAGACCTGTGATGAATAGCATATAATACATCTCATTCCACTCTCTGAGATAATCTTTCATTGCCTGAATGTCGTCATTATCTTTTATCGGTGATACAAATTCCATATTCTACCTCCTTCCTTTCCCAAAACAAAAAGCCAGCATTTGCTGACTCTTGACGATACTTCTGTTGGACAACTTGTTTGACTAGAATTAAGGATGACTCCTTGAGTGTGATGTGTGTTTTTGTTTCAGAAGTTCATGCTATCATAATAAACTGTTTTTCATGAGAGTTCAAGAGGTGTTTTGTCTCATTCTTGTTTACAACTCGCCTTTCAAGATAGCATACTGTTCTAAGATAATCCTTCTACGACGATAGATGGTAGCTCTACTCATGAATTTCTGTTCTGCAATTTCTTCCCATCTCAGTTGAGGATATCTCCAGCGTAGATTAAAAATTTCCTTATCTTCGTCAACTAGGTTGCACAGAAGTTTGTTAATAATAGCTTGGAACCCTTCGAGAAATTTTAAGGTTGGGTCATCTGCAATTTTTATTGCGATGGTTTCGGTAGGTTTGCTTATTCCTACGCTAGAACCACTTTGAGCATCTGGATTTCGAGTTTCTAATTCTAGCCTTCTCAAATCTATTGTACGTTGAACGTTTTGAAATTTGAAAAGTTCTCTGTCTAATGTTTTGAGGTCTTCGTCGCTTAATTTCTTCAATTCCTACCCCCTCGATATCTTCGTGACTCTTTCCACTTGATAATCTTACCATCGTTATTGTTGTTGAAATAATCTGGCAATCTTGCTGTTGGACTTTCTTTGTAGACCACTTTTTCGACTACCTGGATTGCAGGCATCATTTCATCATCTATCCATCCAACTAACCAAGCAGGATTCACATCATAGGTTTTGGCAATCATTTCTATTTGCTTAATAGACGGATATCCACCCCGTTCGTACAAATGAATTGTATTTTGGGAAACACCTGTCTCTTTCGCCATCTGACCGACAGAAAGACACAAGTCCTCTCTAAGTTCTTTCAGTCTTAGCTGCATCTTGCTCTCCACTTTCTAGTATTAGCTTTTATGAATCTAGCCTGCTCTTGCATCTGCTTCCATTCATAATCCATGATGATTTCAAGTTGATTGTTGCAAAGACCTTTTAAGAAATCATTTTGAGCTTCTAATTTCTCAATATCCTTATAGGCCCTTTCATAAAGTTCATCTTCCAGAAATCTAATGCGCTCTGCCATTGCTTCCTGAATGATGATGTAAGTTGGTTTCTTGTACTTTGCCATTACAATATTACCTCATCTCCTATTTTAAGAGATTCATAGTTTGTTTGAGTAACTACGAATATTCCGTAATTTTTCACTGTGATAGTGTACATGTCGCCAATCTTCTCCTTTTGTGAGACTCTACCTTTGATTTCTGCACCTTGATTATCAGCTTTATAGACGACAATCGGACGCTTTGCTTCTAGTTTTTTTATGTGGATACTCTGCCAGATGTTTAATCCAGCAGACAATAATATCCAGATTGCGATAAATCGTTTCATTCTGTTGCCTCCTTCTTCACAATTAGTAGTATAACCGTTGAATGCAGTTGATTATTACACTCGTATAGGTCGAATTCCTTACTGAAACTTGATTTATTAAGTTCCTGTAGTTTACGAAAATTATGACAACTAGGACACCAAACACCTTGGACCTTATCCATCACTCAACCTCCACGACTTCAAATAAAGGACTGTTGAATACTTCGCCGAATCCAGCTTCTTCAAGCTGTTTGCGGGTGAATTTGGTAGCATAAAGCGAATTTTCTTCTAGCTCTGAAAACACAAAATCTTTCGACGCCCTCTCTTGATTTAAGGTGTTTAACCTTTTATCAAGTTTTTTCATTTTCACCCGATACCGCTTCTCTTCCTCGACCTCGTAGCCGAATTGGTGCATATTGACGAGGGTTTGAAACGAGGTTATTGAACAGTTCATCCATCTTTTAAATTCCGATTCCTCTTGATGATTCCAATTATAGATGTAATCCCAAATATAATGGTTTAAATCATGTTTTTTCTTCTCATACCAATCCGCCACAAACTGTTTAACGACTGGTTTGTTCAATTCTTGCCGAATCTTATCAGCATCTTTCAATTGATTACCAACCCATTCTCCCTCAAATTTACCCTGTTCGTAGCCCTCGCGATATTTCATTGAACCGAATTCTTCGCCAAATTCATGTAAAATATCAGCAATCCATTCTGACCGATTATTTGGGAATAGCTGTTTCATCCGTCTTATGATATCTTTTAATTTTAACGGTTGCGGTTCATCTAGCTGTTCGATTAAATTAACTGCACTTTCGGTCGGAACACCTTTGATTTCATTGCCAAATATGCTCAAACTGTAATTTCCAATCTCTCTAATCTCTTTAATCAATTCCTGCTTATTCATCTTCCCTTCCTCCATAAATCAAATAAACTGCAATAACTAACTGTGACATGTTTGGTGAATAGCCAACCCAATCATCAAACTCCTTAGATTTTGGCAACCAATCCTTAGTAGCACCAAAATCATAGTCTGTAGGTTTTTCATCAGCGAAGATACATTCCATCGCTCCCATAAACGTCATGCCATCTTCTGTCATTTCCCAGAAATAGTCCGCCCGGTCTTTCACTGCTTGTGGTAAATCTTGTTTGGGAGGCTTGGGTTTCCCGTCTTCTACCGACCATCCGTATACTTCATTAACTTTTTTCTTTAAATCTTCCATCATCGTCCTACTCCTTTTTTCTTTATGCTATCTTTTGTACTAATTTCGTTTGCTTCATCCATTCTTTGGCAATATCCCAGACTTCAGCTGGTACATCTTGGTTATATTTGCCACGAAATTGGGCTATCTTCCCCTGTCTCACTTCAAGAGTGTACAGCGGTGTTTTAGGTTCGTTTGATAAACGGACAAACACTATTAAGGTATTACCTTTAAAATGCTTGTCTGTGTATGAGCTTACGCAGTGATGTAGCTTCTTGCCCTCATAGATAAGCTCGGCCACTTTTCTAGGGACATGGAATGCGTATCCCTGGATAGTCTTATCCATTCCTTCTCTAAGTTTAAATTCAGCTTCAAGCTGCTTGCGCTTCTTTTTATCTTCCAGTTTGCGTTTTTCTTCGACAAATTGATTATATAAGCCTACTGTGTGATTATGCATGGCCGTGAAATCCTTTGGTACAAGCATAGCATCACCTTCAGGCTCAATGCCCATTTCTCGTAGCATTTTGAGATAGTCAAGATACTCATTGAAGTCAACGTGATTCTTGATAACCCAATTCTGAAATTTATTGATCCCTACACCTTTCGGTATATGCTTGATATCGTGATAAGTGAGATAAGACTCAATGCCAGGTACCAGCTGGCCGTTCCGCTCTTTTAATCGACGGCTCAATTCAAATTCATTAAAACTACGATTTGAATTCTTGAAAAATTGTTTATTCTTCTGAAGCCATCTGCGGTTCAAGGTTCGCATATCTACGTTTTTGGTGAATCCAGTATAACCTGGATACATGATTTCGTTGGCTAATTTGTAAGCATGAATTTTCTGAGCAAATTCAATTTCAAACTTGTATTTGTAAAGCCGTTCAATTTCCCAATAAGCGATATTTCCAAACTTCAAATATTTAAGTTCAGATACATTTTTAAGTTTTTCAATCCAGTTATTCGGATAGAATTTATTACCTGTATAATAACCACCGCTAAAAAAATTAGCGAATAGATACGGATAAAATTGTCCGTTGTAATCTTGGCCAATCTTCACATGTTTATCATTTTCAAATCGCTCTAAATTTGTAAGTTGCCAATCGATAAACTGTTTTCCTTCAACCAACTTCGACCTAAATTCATAAGATTGAATCTCGATGCGCTTCGAGGTACTAAGAATAATTGAGAAAAAGTAGGTCTTGTCGTAAAAAGTGAGCCGTGACGACTTTGTCAGTCGTTTCTCAACACAATGGCCAAGTCCCAAATCGGAAGCGATTATGGTCTTGTCCTTATTGATCCATTTGTATGTTGTGATTTGCGAATAGCACCATTT